AGGATTCACAGATCCACCACCTTATTCCGCGGCGATCCATAGGCTGGGCGGTTATCCAGTGATCCGTGCCGATGGCGTCGGTGTTGCCCCGGCGACACCGATTAGGGCGACGGTTATCAAGCTCAGTTGACTGGTCTGAGCAGATTTAGAGTGTCACTGGTGTAATTTCTCACTGTGCTCCACTCCTTGTGACGGGCTTTGGCGGCGAAAGAGGCGTCACTGCAGGAAATGCCCTACGGGGCAGCCGTTACTGAAGATCTGCTCCCCTGCTGGTATGGAGGATCACCAACTGATACCCCCCCACGTAGAGTCGAGGGGGCGATGAACTGGATTGTCCGGTTGTTCCGTTATAACACGGAGAGGGGCTACTCCGCAAAGCCCTAAAACCCTAGTGAAACCCAAAGAACCCCCGAGTGAAACCAGCGATTCACCGATGTTCAATAGGTCCATTCACCGGATCTCAAGACAAGACGCGCACCGGCGAACGACAATTTTCGAGGATATGGTGGATTGGTGGTATACATCACCCACCACTCGATGGTGTTGTTCGGTCGATGCAGAAGACTACGAGGAGGCTAAATCCTTCAGACGGGTCGTAGATGAGACTAAGTTCGACATGAGACAATCTTATGGGCTGGGCAATGACGGACTTAGAGGGGATTTAATCGTGGCTGGGCACTTGTCGGCCCAGTCTTACGTACGCGGTTTGGAGGGATTCAGACCGGTTGTGGTGCAGCCAGTACCAGTGTTGCCGATGGGGGACTTGCCTTTGGCAGTCATACCTCGCGCGGTGTTTAATGGTCGCGTCGGGGAGGTGCAAGGGTTGGATCTTGCACCTCAGGCAGGGGTGGATGATGTGGATCATGAAGTTCGCGTCGTCATTGCCCCGCGCATGTCCGATGCATCGCCAGCATTTTGCGCGCGGATGGCGTTGGCAGTCACGGCGACAGTGGGTTCGATGGTTGACACACCGGAAAACCAAGCCGTGTTTGAACGCACGTACACTAGGCTCTGCAGGGAGGCAGGGGTTCGCACTAATGTGAGCCTCAATAACCTCCCTGTTGTACGGAGGGCGTATTTTGAGCCAACAGATGCGGAGGTGTGGGCTAGCAGGATGTTCCGGAAGCCCCTGTTCTCCCGATTCGTTGGTAGGACGAGACGGGGGGATTTGAGGGCGTAGGGACGACCTGTTGTTGTGCGTGGCTCTGACACGCGAGCTGATCCTGCTTTGCTCGGTCAGCTTGCATTGTGCCAGGGTCGTTTGCGCATGCGCACCAACGGTCTGGTATGTAAAACGCGTCGGTTTACTGTGACCGTACCGTTCTCCCGAGACAATAGTCTCGGAGTTTACAACAACAGCGTGCACACCGCGCACCGTGCATTCGTTGAGCGCTACTTTCTCTGTAAGGAGGGAGAGCGATTCCGGCCAGCTTTAGCTGTCGTTGCAGGTGCATTTGATGGTGTTTGGTTTCGTGCGTTTGAGCGCGAAGTGTGTTCTCACATGCCCCACCTCCCCCCCTTAACTGAGCGGCAAGTCGCCGACACTTACAGGGGGTCGAAATGGCGGGTGTATGATGAAGCCTGTCGCAGTCTCGAACTAACCCCATTCTCGGACAAGGATGCGTGGTTGAAATCATTTGTAAAATTTGAGAAGCAGAAGTTGTCAGGAGCGCCAAGGGTCATCAATCCAAGAGCAGCTCGTTACAACCTGAAACTAGGGAAGTACCTAAAACATGCGGAAAAGTATTATTTCCGTGCGATTAACCGTGTATTTGGTGACAGGACAGAAGCGACTGTCATTAAAGGCTTCAATGCTGACATGTCAGCTAAAATTGCCCGCCAAAAGTGGGACATCTTTGCACATCCAGCCGCTGTTGGGTTGGATGCTTCAAAGTTTGACATGCATGTTTCAGCGGAGGCCTTGGAATATGAGCACGGGTTTTATCGCCGACTATACCCTCGAAATGCCGAGTTAAGGCGGCTTTTGGAATTGCAGATTACCAATAGGGGGGTAGCGAGATTTGTTGATGGGGAGTTGAGCTTCACAATGCATGGCACACGTAGTAGTGGTGACCTGAACACTAGTTTGGGGAACTGCATATTGATGTGCGGCATGGTGTTCGCTTATGCCATGGAAGTAAGAGTTGATATCGAGTTGATGAATAATGGAGATGATTGTGTGGTTATCCTTGAAACTAGTAGCGTCGTGCGGTTTACCGCTGGTCTAGACGCGTGGTTTCGAAACCGTGGATTTGCTATGACAGTTGAACCGACCGTGTATGAATTCGAGCGAATCGAGTTCTGTCAATCACACCCAGTGCTGTTGTCCAGTGGCTGGAGAATGGTCCGCAACCAGCATGCAGTTTTTGTGAAAGACCCAATGTGTTTGGTGTCAATTACAACAGACCGCCTGTTTCGCAGGTGGTTGGCTGCAGTTGGTGAATGTGGATTGCATTCGGCTGCAGGGGTTCCAGTGCAGGAAGCATTTTATCGGTGCTTTCTACGTAACGCCCGTGGCATTCGTCCAGGGCGTAGGTTCTTTAGGCATGTATTCGCAAACACCAGCAGACTTGAATTTGCGTATGGTGTTAAGGCCGCTGTCATCACGCCCGAATCAAGGGCGTCGTACTGGGAGGCATTTGGAGTGCTTCCTAGTGAACAGATTCTAGTGGAAAAACTGCTAGACAATTATGTAATCAAAGATTGGACTGGCTTTGAAGTAAGCCATGACGAGGTGAGGGATTTGCAAGCAGCCGGGGCTGAAATCTTCACCGCAATTAATCATGGTTAAAAAGAAGCAAGTGAAGGTTGTTATTGCCCCAAGAAAAATTGGGAAGAAAAAGAAAACACGCTCTGCACGTGTCCGACAAGAGAGAGAGGTCACCCGTTTAGGGGGGGCGCTCCGAGCTCTTGGTGGACTTGGCGGTGGGGCCGTTGGTTCTATGTTCGGCATGGGACCTGCAGGTGGTGCGCTGGGAACCAGCCTCGGCGCATCATTGAGTAAATGGTTGGGGTCAGGAGCGTACACTGTTGCTCGCAATAGTGTATTGGACCGTGTTGATGCGGGTGGTATTCCCGCGATGCACACAAATGCTCAATCTGTCGTTGTTCGGCATAAAGAGTATTTGGGTCCTGTAACTGGCTCCACCGGATTTAGTGTAGTTAACCGCTACGTCCTTAACCCGGGTGATGTTTTAACGTTTCCCTGGTTGTCCGGAATTGCCAATCGATTCCAAGAGTACCGCATATTGGGTGGTATTCCACTATGTTCCCACTAGTGGGACTGCCATTTCTGGTACCAACCCAGCTCTTGGGTCCGTCATGTTACAGACCACTTACAGGAGCTCGGACACGGCACCAATCTCCAAACAGGAAATACTCAATGAGTATTGGAGTTCAGAATCACCCCCTAATGAAGCGTTCTGTCATCCTATTGAATGTGATCCTAAGGAAAACCCATTCAATGTCCAATATGTTCGGAGTGGCACTCCACCTAGTGGTGACTCTACGTTGCTATACGACCTTGGTGTTACAAATGTGGCTGTCCAAGGACAACTTGCCACGGGCAACACCCTTGGCGATTTATGGCTTACGTATGAAGTGGAACTAAAGAAACCAATAGTGTCATCAAATGCCACCTCTCACTACCGTCTGTTTCAAGGATTGTGGAATGGTTCTATTGTGACCAACAACCACTTTCCGTCCCTTGTCCACGACCAGGGGAATTTGCCGATAACGGTGTCAAACAACGTTATCACATTCCCTCCTGGTTCGTCTGGGCATTGGTTGATTGTTCACAGGCTGTATGCCACTGGTAATTTTACTGCCGTGGATTTGACAGGTGCGCCTACATTGGTGAATGCTACTATAGTCTTTGGTACCGATGGCTCCAATTACAATCGAACCGCCATTGGCGGCTCACCCACCACTAACGCCATTTTCTATTATACTTGTGTTGCTGTCACTGATCCCAACATACAAGCAACAGTTACTTTGCCTGATGGAACTTGGACCGGCACAGCGACTGAATCAACGCTGATTGTCGTTCCAGGGTTTTTCTAGAAAATTAGAAACATAAAAATTGAGATAAGCCATTTGGCAACATCAAAATCTTCACTAAACAGTGCAGCATGCACAACCCCAAGGGGGGCCACTCCCCTGTTGGAGAGCGAAAGCACGCTTCGGCGAATGTGGCCTGCCGGGCCCGGAAACGGGGGGCTAACAACCCGGTTGCTCCACCATAGTAGAC